GATATTGAAAGTTTATACCATCAGTTACGGCAAGTAATGCCACACACTTATATTTACTAAACCAATTAATAGCATGACGTAATTCAATACGTCCACAGCAAGTGATACGTGCAGCACAAACGTTATCTGACCAGTTGAATGAAATTCCTGAACCCAAAGCACCAAATAATGAGTTGTTCAAAATCTTTATAGGTAACTGCTTAATCTTAAACATTGCGATGTCTTCAGGCGTAAATGCCTTTTGTATATACTTCACGTACATTTCAGGGTCGATCTGCCTTAGAAGTTCAACCTCTTCGGTATTCAGGTCAGTAATGTTTGCTAATTTCTTATAGATATTACGAGTTGTTGTTAAATACAACAAAATTTTCTTCATAACACCAGTGATATCAAATATTGGAAAGATGTCCCATGTTAATTGAAGCATTGGGTAAAGACTGGCATAGTCAATCTTAATTATACGCTTTGAAAAGCCAGATTTATAACATCTTGCCAGACCACCAGAGAATTTCATGTTGACATCACAATGGGGTATGGCAATATCATTTTCATAACTCCAAGCAGTCATAAGTAAATTCCAAATAGCAGCAGTTCCCATTGTACAAATCCTCTGATAAGTCGTTGGTACTATCTTCGCTAACATGAATGATGATTGATTGTAAAGTTCATCAACCTGTTCAGTTTCCCAAAGGTCATCAAGAAGATATTGTCTCAAAAGTGTTTTACCACCAATGAACTTGTTCATTTTTTTCACTAATGCTTCTTCTCTGAACCACTTAATAAACTTTTCAGAACCAGTTAAATATGTAGTCCTGTATGCTTTATATTCATCATCAGTTAATTTAGCACGATTTGCTTGTAATTTATAGAGATTCTTTGCTACTTCCTGATATTCATTGGGTATTTGACAGTAATTATTATTTTCATCAATAACAAATACTTTATTCTCACTGTAAAACCTACCGATTTGATTGTCTTCCCCTGCAATATATGTTCTGTTGGGTTTGGCGATCTTTTCAAGTTTTGCAATATACTTTAACTTGTTTTCTTTTATCTCGCTATTAACTGCAGCAGTTCGTCTTACAGCATGCAGAATGTCAATAACAGAATAACCCCACATTTGAGTTGCGGTGTATTTGTCGGCAGTATTACCGTATTTTACACTGGTGTTTGGTCTTCTTTTTAATGATACATCAGCTTTAAGTCCTGTTGGAAGCAGAGTTAAATCCATTCCCAATAATTTTGCTCTACCAAGAATAAATTCAAAGTCAAACATTTCTGAGTTGAATCCTGCAATTACTGCTGGTTTTAATTCATGTATAAGATTAAAAAACATCTGGATTAACTTAATCTCAGCATCATTATCGTTAATCTTCTCGACTTCCAGAATTGTTTCAAAACCTCTGTTATCTCTTACACCAATAGCAAATAATCTTGCCATTGCATAACGCAAACCAGTTGTTTCACAGTCAAAGGTCAGTTTATGTACTTGTTTGTATTCTTCAAAACCCTTATAAAGCCTTGATTGTGTTGAAATAAAGAATTGTTCTGTTGTGCTTGGTGACTGAAATAATTCACGATTAACATACTTCGGTTTACCAGTTTTTTTATCCTTAACTATATTACCATCAGCATCAACAACTTTTAAGAATGTGTCGATACCACCATCTTTAAAATAATTAATAATGGCATTATTTGATTTACTACTTGTTACTTTATAACAATAACCATCAACGAGTCTTTTTTGATTACCAGTTTTTAATTTGGTAATTGTTATTCCGTATTTTATTTTTTTACTTTCAATATATTCTTGAGAATAGCCTTCATACAATGTACGACCAAGTTTTTCCAAGTCCTTAACATACACGAAAGGTTCGTATCGCATTTTAACGATTTTCTTTTCCTTATTAGGTTCGTGTATAATACAATCGGCAATATTTGTTGTCGGGTCGGTCTCGACATTTACAAGATACTTGAGGTCATTATTATAGCCTTCAAGAAATCCTTTGATTTCAGCTAAAACCTGTAACTTATTCATTTTGCTCATAAACCACTGTATATGTTAACTCATTTGTTTCTTTATTGAAAACATATTTTCTGTTTCCAATTAAAAATGTTGTACTTTTTACAATCAATGTAGCATCACTTGGGAAAAATCCACTTAACCATAAGGCACTTATTGAATTCTTTCCGTGAAGTTTATAATGCTCTTCATTTTTCTTTATTTCAAAATCCAAATATACTACCTCGTCACGATTAATCAAAATGTTTCCTAAAATATATTTAAATGCACTATCAATATCCCTTTTTGCTTCTTTTGTTGATATATCAACATCAGTCATAATTGACTCAAGCAAAAAATCTCTAAACGGATTTCTCCCGTAAATATACTCACTTCCCATGTTTTTCTTTAATTTTAGCAATAACCTCACTCAGCACTGATTCGCTGACATCAGATTTGTAATCTTCATTATCAATCACTTTCACGATTTCTTTTCTTTTATTTTCAATTGAACTAAATACATAATCATCAATAGTATCCCTGAACATCAAAGGATATATGTTTACAACTGCTTTTTGACCAATCCTATGAAGTCTGTCACTTACCTGATCATATTCACCTACCGAATAAGGAAGTGTCAGAAAAAACAATTTGCTGGCTGCTGTAAGGGTTAATCCGTATCCACATGTCTGTACTGTACCTAAAAATACTTTTAAATCACTATTTGGGTCTTGAAATTTCTTTACAATCTCTGCTCTTTCATCATCCTTTTGATCGCCAGTATGAAGTGCAGCAACATCACCAAGTTTTTCTTTCAATTCATATAATGCATCTTTAAAATAATCAACAATTACAACCTTTTCGCCTGTTTCAAGAATATTTTCAACCAATTCAATAACATGCTTAATCTTTAATGAAGCTGTGTATTGTCTTAATCGCAACATCGTTGTCAACGGATTTCCATTTGGATGTGCAACAAATTCATTTGCAACACCTTCTTCAATTTCATCATAAACTGCATATTCGTCATCATCCATTTCAAACATAATCTTCTGATAAATTTTATCAGGAAGATCGGTCAATACTTCGAATTTACGTTTTCTGTGAGTATATGGTGCTGCTTTATGATAAAGTTCTTCAAGTTTTGCTTCTGCACTATTTGTAACATAACCCCAACCACTATCATGGTCATAAATCATACCACAATAATATTCATAAAAATATTCTTTTGTTGCAAAATCTGCAGGAGATATCTGGTTCAGGACAGTATAAAGTTCATATGCTCTATTCGGTGCAGGAGTACCAGAGAGGAAAATCTTGCTGATTTTACCACTTTTAAATAAAAGTTTATTGAATGTTCTGTTGAAATTTTTATATGTGTTTGCTTTTGTATTTTTTAACTTCTGGCTTTCGTCACAAATAACTGCATCAATTTCTTCAATCTTTAGTTTTTGCCACTTCTTTAAAAACTTATCTTTACTACTTGGATTAAAGAAATCATAATTAACAATCACATACTTAGCATCCTGAATACCACATTTATTTTTTCTCCAACCAATAATGTGTGCATTACTATTTGTAAATTTTTCAATTTCATTATAGTAGTTAAATTTTAATGAATTAGGAGTAACTACAATTACTTTTTCAAATTTATTCATTTCAACATAAAGTATGGAAACGGCAGTTTTTCCGAGTCCCATCTCGTGAGAGATCAGCGTATTACGTGTAGCATTTGCAAATAAGGCTGCTTGAATTTGGTGAGGATAAAGTTTTATCTCTGGTTTTAACAATGCATGTAACTGATCGCTATACTTCTCGTATGTTGCTTCTAACTCCTGTTTATATTTAACCCAATGCTCCTTTTTAATATTAAGATCGGCTATAAATTTACGTTTTTCTTCTTCGGCAGCTTCAACCTTTTTAATTTGATTAATAAAAATTTTTTTACTTTCGTCATTACCAAAATCAAAATGAATTTTATTTGAGCCTTTGTATCTTTTAATTAAACTGAGCAGTCCTGCACTATTAACTTCCCATGCATATTCTAATGCAACCCATCTTCTTGAAGCGTGTGGCAATTCTTTGATTCTATTAGTAAGTTGGTCGTTAATTGGAAATCTTAACTGATATAAGGATGTCTTGCGAACTCTTAAACAATGAACAATAAAAACTGGTTCTGACATAAAATTTTAAAATTTTTACAAATATATATAATAAATAATTCAATTGCAACGATTATTAAAACATATCCCTGTATTTATAATAAATTGTATCTGCTATGAATAAATGGAATTTTGAAACATGCAAAAAAGAAGCATTAAAATATATAACGAAAATTGATTTTAAAAATCAATCAAGTTCAGCATATCAAACAGCAAGAAGAAAAAATTTTTTAAATGAAATATGTACACATATGATACCTTTGGGTAATCAACATAAAAAATTAATATATTCATATGAATTTTCAGATAATTATGTATATGTTGGTTTAACATATAATATTATAAAAAGAAATTGGGAACATATAACCGATATTAAAAGTCCTGTTTATAAACACATTTTAAAAACTAACATAATACCAACGCATAAAATATTAGTTAATGAATTTGTCGATATTGATGAAGCAAAAATATTAGAAAATTATTGGTATAATAATTATAAAACAAATGGATGGAAACTTTTAAATAAAGCAAAAACTGGTGCTTTAGGTGGAAATAAGATATATTGGACTTTTGAAAAATGTAAAGAAGAAGCATTAAAATACAATACGAAATATAAATTTGAAAAAACCTCTGGTTCTGCATATAATTCGGCACTAAAAAATAATTGGCTTGATATAATTACAACACACATGATTAAAACTCAAAAACCTACTGGTTATTGGAGTATTGAAAAATGTCAAACCGAAGCACTTAAGTATAATACAAGATATGAATTTCAAAAAAAATCAGTTAGTGCTTATTCTGCTGCATTTAAAAAGAATTGGCTTGATACAATATGTTCACATATGTTAATTGGTTAGACGACAGTGGTTTTAGTAATTGAATCACTTATTAATACATTGATATAACCATTTACAGGTAATTTAATTTTTCCGCAACCAATTTGCTCACCTAAAAAATCGATGACAAATTCTGCATTGTATCTACCAGCTTTTTTTGTATCTCTTAATGTAAATCTATATGTGAAGGTATATTTTTCATCTGCAGGAAAAGCTGGTCTGTCATTTCTAATAACAAGACTTGCGGGTACGTTTGCAATGCGATATAAACCAGTTTGAGCATCGATCATAGAAAATGTAACAGCTACATTTTCAAGCATATCTTCCGTAATATTATACATTTCCATTACTTGTTGAACAAGTGGATATTCTAATTCGGGAAGTGTACTGTCTTTCTTAATAAAAAAATTGTTAATATCAAATGTACTATAATTCATAATTATGTTGTTTGTTCTTCTTTACTATTAGCTTTAACTTCATCTACAATTTGTTTTTGATCTGATCTGAATTCATCTGTATGATATTCTCTCATTAATTCATCTCGATCTCCACCAATTCCACCAATTCTTCTCTTAGCGGTTGCTGCAATTCCATCACCAAGAAGACCCAATGTAACCGCATCAAAATTACCGAACGGATGACCATTTATTTCAATATAAAATCTAAAAAGTATATATGTACATAAAATTGTTGCTAAATATCTGCGCCAGTTATCAAAAAACCAGAATTTCCAACTCCATTTAATTGGTGTGTGTGAGCTATGAACATCCCTACCACTTACTTCGGTTAAAAAATAAATAATATATCCAATAACAAAGAACCACAAATATCCCAATAATTGAACTGTACTATATTCTCCAAAAATTGTATTAAAAAACTCACCCATGATAATATTTTTATATAAATACTATATTAACAAATTCTCTTTGCTCTAATCATACCATATGTTACACATGCTGTGTTTGCATCACGAGAAAATCTAATTTCTAAACAGTGACAACCTGCTGTCATTGTAACGTCCCTTGATAATGATGCACTTGACACCCAACCTCCTGTTTGTCCACCATTTAAATAACGAGTACCAATTATTGTATTGTCACACAAAAATTGTAGGCAAGTACCACCAGCAGCACTATTACCAAATTGTGCGTTAAAATAAATTTCATATCTACCAGCGAGAAAAGTCCAAGGTGTTCCTGATAAATATGGTGTTACTGTAACTCCTGCAGCAATAGTTGCAGTAGTTGTTTTTTCTGTATAAAAATATGAATCACTACCACCAGTTAAATGAACTGCATGAACTGCACATGTAGTAGGATTCCAAAATAATGTTCTATCTGTTACAATACTACCTGCTGCTGGAGTTCCTAAACAAGTTGTTCCACGAAGAATAGTTGTACCAGTTACTGTAAGATTTGAATCGATTACTAATGCACCTGTCATTGTACCACCACTCAGTGATAATTTTGTACTGTCTTTTGGATGTACGTGATCTTGACGTGCAAATAAATTTGATGTACCCACACAAACACCAGCATTCATAAGTGGATTTGCAGTACCTGCCTGACCAATGTAATATGCTGTTGTTGCAAAACATGTGGTGTTATCATTTATTGCAGGAGTTACACCACGAACTACACCTGTAAATGTTGCACCGCTTAAATAAGCATGTCTGTCCATACAAGTATGAGTTGCACCAGTATATGTATTGAAATTAGTTTTACAAACATATAAATTCGGTGCTGTCGTACCAGTATAAGTATTGATACTTGATTTTAAGACATAAGTTGCTACTGCTGTAGTACCAGTGTATGTTGCAATGCTTGTTTTTAATGCTCTGGTATTAATGTTAACTAATGTGCTGGCACTGTAGCCAGTAAATACAGATATTTTTAATTTGGTATCTGCATACCCCTTATCCACCAAAGAACGGCTGCTATAACTTGCAGAATAATCTCCACCATATTCAACACCTGCAGTGTTTCCAACGCCTCTGGTTAATACAGTAGAGCAAGTTAATGTACCACCGAGCTTAAGTTGAAATGGAGCACCACAGCTTAAGCCGTTATTTCCTGAAGTAATACCTGAAAAGACAGTAGTACCGCTATTAATAAAAGTTTCGTTGAATAGAAACTGTTTGCCTGTAATTAAATCTATTGCGAATGTTGACATATTATACCATTTTTAATAAATACTAAACAATAGCTAATTAAATATCGGTTATAAACAAAAAAGGATGAAAATAAATTCATCCTTTTTAATATTATCTTTTAAATAACAGCAGGTTATTGATATGTATATCCACTAATTCTGTCATCCCAAACAAAAGAATATGATTGATCACCGTTAGGAAATTGAAATTTCCACACAGTGCCATCAAGCAGAATCTTTTTTATTTTCCAAACAGGTGCTGCACCGTCATTTCCATTTACAGAAATTCCAATGTATATCTCACCGGGTGAAAATTGATCAACCAACATAATCGGCTCAATTGCTGCTGGTGGTTGACCATTATAACTGTCGTTAAAATTATTAAAATCGCTCATTGTTGTAGTTTTTAAATAAAAATATTAATAATAAGTGTATGTTCCACCACTGTTCCAAATATATGAATACGACTGATCACCATTCGGAAAACCCATTAATTTAACATTCCCACTTACCCATTCCTTTTTTATTCTCCACGTTGGCTTACTTGTGTCGCCAAAGATTAATGAAATACCAGTATATCTTGTATCTCCTGTTATACCACTGATTAATATATATGGTTCAGGATTATAAAATTTGATACTATCATTAAAGTTATTGAAATCACTCATATCTGTTCATTTATCATAAATACTAATTAATTTTCAATTATTGCCCGTTAATAATATATTTGATAGTATATGTATCTTCGATTATAGTTAATACTACTAATTGCAGCATTTTCCATCCAATATGCTTTTTGTCCATTTGTCCAAGGTATACTTGTGCCAGTGCCAGTATAATCAAGACCAGCAACTAAGAAATTAACCTGAGATTCTGTTAAATTCCATTGATCAGTACCACCAGTGCCAATTGGAAATGTCCCTGTGTCACCAAGCATTTTTGTTCCACCAGTAACTGCTTCTCCAGTGTTTTGTAGATCAACATATAATGCATTTTGTCCGAAATTTTTTCTATTAATAAATAAATAATTAATAAAGCTATTTGAGCCAGTAATGCCAGTACAATTTGCAAGAACAAATTGATATTGTAAATGACCTAATGTTACACCCGATAAATTTCCTGTTACGTAACCACAGTTATGTAAATCAACATAATATCCTTGATTACTAAAATTAAAATCTGTTTCAATATTACTGCTTATTTTAGT